CTACGTTTTTACATGGGAACTCCTATTGCGGGTTTCCCCGGGGGGTATACAAGCCCAGTGATTCCGCGTATATACAGTACACGCAAACCCTAGGGGCACATGTGTATACACACACTTACTGAACAAAGCAAAACCGGCTAAACTACTGAACAAAGCAAAATCATGATCATATCAGGCGACAAAATAGCGCAAAAAAACCGCCCGCACGTCCGCGGCGGCACGTCAAAACACGCGGCAAAAAAACACCTAGCCGCGCTTCGCGCCGAAACCCGGGCCGCGATTAAAAAAGCCCGATCGGTGGTTTTGATCATGGGACTACCCGGCGCGGGCAAAAGCACCCACGCTGCCAAAATTGACGCCCCGGGCCTACTGGTGATCGATACTTGCGCGCCAACGCCCGCCCACCGCGAACCGTTGATCCGGGCCGCACGCCGCGCAAAAATCCCGATCGATTGCGTTTTAGTTTGCGCGCCGTTGAAACTTTGCGAAATCCGCCGCCCAAAAATTCCGCGATCTGAACTGGTGAAAATTCGATCGCGCCTAGTTCCGCCCCGGAAATCCGAGGGCTTTAGAACCGTATGTTATATACAGGGAACGCATGACGAAAAAAAAACCAACCCGACGCACGCGATCGAAGGTGATCGATCTTGAAGCATCGCCCGCAAAAATAGCCGCAAGCGTGGACAAAATGGCCGCCGAATTTGCCAAAGAATCCCCGATCGAAAGCAAGGCCGCAAAAGCGGCGCTAGCTGAAAGCGTGGCGATCTTGATCAGTCATCAGCGGATCCTCTTTGCACGCGAAGCACTCGGGACACTGGGCGCGGAAGAATCGCGAACACTCCCGAGCATAGCGTCAAACGTCCGCCGCATATTGGACACGCTAAAATTGACGGAAGAACCACCGGAAAAATTAGAGGACTTCACAGCGTGAACGATTCCGAACTCGAAAACGATCCGCTTTACCGGGCGTTGCGCGCGGCGCTTGCCGCACACGTTGACGCGGAGCCGCTAGCTCTTGAACCCGCGGAACGATTCCAGCGAGGCTTGACTCGGTGGCACGAGGGCTTAATCGGCTTGGCATTTTTGGCCGCAAACCGGGCCGCCGCCGAAATGGTGATCGATCAAAAAAGCGGCGGGACCGCATGAGCGATCGCCTTGACCTGATAACTAAGTTTTGCGCGGAGCAAGTAAGAACGAAAGACGGGCGGCCGTGGTCATGCGAGGGCCGCGAATGGGTGATCGATGAATTCTACAGGCCCGCCGACAGCTGCAAACTTTGGCCGAATAATCCCGATCGGCTTTGCCCGTCATGTTCCGACAAGATCGGCGACTATGTAGAATACGATTTTAAAAACACCACGATCGGCGCGGCGCACAAGCGGACAGGTTGCGCGGGTCTAAAATTAGAACCGATCGTTTTGTCCGTGTTGAATTTGCCACGGCGGGAAGGGAAAACATTCAACACCGCCGCCTATATTTTGGCGCAACTATTTACGCAAAAAAATAAGTCGATCGTTTATGTGGCTAGTTCAGGTGACCAAGCCGCCGCGCTATTCTATGAAAATTATCAGCTACCGATCGAACAAAATCCAAAGCTAAAAGCGGCGTGTACGATCGTAGGCTCAAAAATTCACGTTAAGACCACCAAAAGCCGTTTTGAATTCGTGCGAACGGCGCACAAGTCGATCACGGGCCGCGGGCTTACGCATATCGTGATCGATGAAGCGCGGGACATATCGTCCCGGGTGTCGTCAAGCCTTATCCCCTCGGTCTTTGGTGAATGCGGGTGGGAGTGCCCGCGCGGACACATGCAAACGAGGGACACACCGAAGCGGAAAAAATGCCCGGTTTGTAAAACCAAGCTGATCCCATGGCAGGGCCGGATCATAATAACCAGCTCAAGCGGCTTGATCGAGGGCGGCGAAAATGATTGGTTTTGCGAATTGATCGATCAGCTTGAAAGCCACCCGCATAGAAACATACATTTATATAAGCGGAACCGATCAGAGAACCCCGATCGAAATACCGCGGCGGTGGCCGTAATGGACGAAGTATTCGGGGAGCTGGATTCAATGAAACACTATGTTGATATTGAGGTCCACAACCAAGCCACCCGCAAAGGTGAGGAATTCTTAAGCCACCGTGAGATCATGCACACGGTCGATCAGACGCTAACGAATCAAGAGGGGAGCGCCGCGCCTTGTATCGCGTTTTTAGACACAAGCCGCACCCGGGAATTAACAAGCCTTGTGATTATCGCGGACGATAGCGATCAGGATGATCCCACCGCGCCGCCGTGGGACAAGATCAGAGTAGAACGGATCGACGTGTGGAGCCCGGAACAAATGCGGGGCGGGGTGATCGATGAAGGCGCGATCCTAGAGCATTTGAAAATGTATATGCCACTTTTCCCCGGGATCGTGGATATGCGGGTCGATACGCGGATCATGCCGTGGGCAACGCGCCTGGTTAAGATCGTCCGGCGCGAATTTCCGTCATGGGGGCGGCGGATCCAAGGCTATAACGGCGGACGGATGGAAAGGCGGGCGGCTTATCGCATTCTAGAACAGCGGATCATAAGCCAAAAAATACGAATTCCACACGATAAACTACTGATTAGCGAGCTAAAAGCCGCCCGCCGAAAAATGAATACCGACGGCTTGATCGATATTCGCGAAGCAAACCGCGAAAAACGACACCTAGATCTAGTTGAAAGCCTAGCTACTTGCTGTTTTTTTGCTCATTTGGACACGCTCCAAAGCCGCACGCGGCTTGATCGCATAGAAAACCGCAACGCCGCAGGGCGGGCCTTGCTGGATCGGCTTTACAGGCCGCAAGCGGGCGGGTTAAATGTTAATAAGTTTTGAGCCGCCGCAAAAACGAGATCGGGCTAACTACCGCGGCCCGGGTTTTGGAAGTTCACCCCAACACGCTTCGGACGTGGGCACGGGATCGGCTTGAGGACGGCGAAAAATCGCCGCCGCTTCAAAGCGTGCGGCGGACGTTGACCGGGCGGTATTTTATACCGCGGGATGAAGTGCGGCGGCTTAGATCGCTAAATTCGGCACCTGAAAACGATTTTTAAAAAAGATCAAAAAATAGGGTTTATGATAGTTGCGTTTGTATATACAAGGGCTGTAAGGTCTTAAGTATGACGAACGCAAAGAACACACGGACAGAGTGCCAAAGAGTTGAAATTGAACCGGGGCTTTACGGGATCAACGGTCACAAATTCAAAGCAAACAAAAAAAGTCTTTGCATCGTTGTCCATCATTCATACGCGCGCAAAACGGACGCGGAGAACACGCGTTTTCCTAACATGTTTCGGGTGACTGAAGATCTAGGGGATAGCGTGAAGGCATACCACATAGACGCGTCCAAAGAGGGCACGAAGGGTCATAAGCGTCCGTGTGTTTTTGAAAACTATCAGTTTTGGATCATAGACGATCCAGAATAAAAAACCTACAAGGCGCAAGCCTAGGCCCACAAACTAACCCGGCAAGCCCGGGTTGTTTTCTTTAAGCCACAAAGCCCACAAACCCCCATTGATCGAATGGCCCGCAAAGCCCATAAAAAACTATGGGCCGCGCGCTTGGTGGAACTGGACCCGCTATTAATGCGGGCGTGATCAATGATCTAGATCAGAATATCGATCTTCGCGGGATCGATAAATGGTGCGGGACGCCGTGGAAAATTGGCACCGCTTCCAAGATGATGCGGGACGCCCACGTCCGCCGTAGCGTTGACGGTTTAGTATCACCACTACTAGCGGCGATGTGGGATTTTAAGCCCACCGCGGACACAGACGAAGCGCGCGAGGCGGCGGATTTTTGCCGCTATGTTTTTTTTGAGCGTAACCGATGGGATACCGTGATCAAGCAAGCGACCCGCTATATTCGGGACGGCTTCGCTCTATTCGAGATCACGGACGACGTGGTTAAATTACCCGCGGGACGATTTCCAAAACACCCGGGCGGCGGATCTGGAATTGCGATCACAGGATTCCATCACCGCCCCGCGTACACGGTTCACCGATGGATCCAAAACCCCAAAGCACCGGCAACCCTTAACGGGGTTGAACAATGGATCCCGACTTCGGACGGGCAACGGGGCGGATTTAGGATGATCCCGGCCGATCGCTTGGTGCGGTTGACGTGGGAGCAAGAGGGCGCAAACTTCGCGGGGCTTGCGCCGCTTCGATCGGCTTATGGGCCTTGGAAGTTGAAATTAACCTTTAGCGTTTTGTCCGCGATCAGGCATGAGCGGCAAGGCGTAGGAATCCCGCGGATCAGTTTGCCGCCGGAGGCCACGGACGAAGAGATCGACACAGCCACCACGATCCTAGAGTCTATGCGGGCGAATTCGCGCGGGTATCTAGTTTTGCCCGCGGGCTTCGAATTCAAGTGGGAAGAAACGTCAAACGGTACGGGTGTAGAAAACGCGATCGAATCTTGCAACCGGGACATTGCTTACAATTTAGCGCAAGGTTTTCAACTGCTAGGACTAAGCGGCGGAAATGGATCGTATGCGTTAAGCCAAACTCAAGAGGGCCAATTTGCGATCAACCTGGACGTCCATGCGGAAATGATAGCCGAATGTTTTAACCGGGGTTCCGATGGCTTTAGCCCGATCAAAAAACTGATCGCGCAAAATTACGGGCCGGAAGTGGCACCGCCAAAACTACACGCGCGACACCTACCCACGCGAGATTGGACGAAAGTCTTACCAGTGGTCCACAACTTGACGATGAGTGGCCAGATCACGCCGGACGAAAGGACCGAGGCGTTTATACGCGAGGCCTTGATGCTACCGCCGCAGGATACCGACAACCCGCGAAGCCCACCGATCGGGCTTGGCGCGGCAAAGGATACACCCGAAAATGATTAGCCTTGCAGACATTAGCCGTCACGTTTGGGCGTGCGATCCGAGTTATGTTGAATTATTTCTTGATGATTTGGCGGCGCTTGATTCGTCCGAAATCAGCGTGCCGATCGAAGGCGATAGAGCGCCGCCACCTTACCAAGTGCGGGACGGTGTGGCACACATAGAGATCAATGGGATGATCATGCGGAACGTACCGCCGATCGTACACGCGGCGGGAATTCCAGCGACTAGCACCACCGAAGCCGCGATCACTATCCGCGAAGCGTTGGCCGACGATCAGGTCAATAGCATCATGCTGGACATTGACTCACCAGGCGGAACGCTGGCGGGTACGGCGGAACTTGCGGATCTAATTCACGCGGGCAAAAACACAAAACCCATAAGCGCCCACGCGCAAGATCTAGCGGCTTCCGCCGCCTATTGGATAGGCTCACAGGCCGATCGGTTTACCGCGTCACAAACCGCGCAATTAGGCTCGATCGGGGTTTACAGGGTCATGATCGACACGAGCGAAGCCGCCGCCAAAGCGGGCGCGCGGGTCCACGTAGTCCGAAGCGGTGATCACAAGGGCGCGGGCGCACCCGGAGCGCCGATCAGCGCCGAAGATCTAAAAGTTGAGCAATCGATCATAGATCGCGCGGCGGGCTTATTTAGTGACGCCGTGAAGCGTGGCCGCGGACTTGAAGACACCGCCGCCGTCACGAGTGGCCGCACATGGCTTGCACAGGACGCGCAAGATCTCGGGCTAGTTGACGCTGTGGAAACGGCGGAAGCCGCCCACATAGCCGCGCAAGGGGCCGTGAAGACGGACACAGCACAAAACCCCGCCGCACCGTTACCAGTTGCCGCCGTGGATGAAAAATTCAATCCTAAAGGGGCGGCGATCGCGACTATCGACAAAGCGATCGCGGCGTCCGGTTTTGAACCGTTGGCCGCTTGCGCGGGCCAAACTCAGATCGCGCGGATGTATGATCCAGCGGATCCGGCGAACGTAAAACCGAAAAACGGGCGTTTAACCGTGTTTTGGGCGCGCTTAGTGCAAGCCGCCCACGCTCTAAACGCTCCAAAATCACCCCTAAGCGCCGATCAGCGCGCGGGCGCTTATGACGCGATCGCGGGCTATTTTGCCGCCTATGGCAAAGCACCGCCGCCGCTCGTGGGCGGTGATGAATTGGGCAAGGACTTAGAAACCGAAACTGAACCGGCAACGGGCAAAAAAGAGGAAAAACAAGCGATGAGCGAACAAGAAACGATCGGCAACGATCAAGAACTGGAAAACCTAAAGGCGGAACTAGAAGCCGCAAAAGCGCGGGCTGATAAAGCGGAAGCCCACGCCGAAGCCGCGGTAACGTCCTTGACGGATGTTAGAAGCGGACAAAAGACCGCGGCGATCGAAGCCGCCGCGCAAGAAGGCCGCATAACTCCGGCGATGCGGGCAAGTGTAGAAGCCTACGCGGAAAAATGCGGGGACAATGTGGAAGAATTGGCCGAATTTTTGGCGGCGCTTCCAACGCAAACAAAACCAGATCCGATCGGTAACGATCAGGAACAAAAGATCGAAACGTCAGAAAATGACGGCGCGGCGGTAGTTGCGCAATTTTTCAACCGAAGCGCGGCGGAAGTCGAAAGCCTAGGTCAAATTCGCGCCGTCACTTGTGACGGTATGGCAATTACTCAAAACGGCGATCGGGTGCGATTGTCTGAAATCATTAAGGGAGCATAAATCATGGCCGATGCAGCAGTAGCAAAGTACCCAGATAGCAAAGACGAAGGGGCGGTTGTTTCGCTCAAAATGAGCAATGTAAAACTTTACGCGGGGACCATGATCGGGACCAACACCAGCGGTTACGCGGTAAACGGCAACGACGCCGCCGCGGACATTAAGATCTTAGGTGTAGCCACTGAAACAGTGGATAACTCGGGCGGAAGCGCGGGCGATCTTTCGATCAAGGTCAGGGCCGGTACATACAAGATCGCCCATGCCGGGACTATCACGCAGGCGATGGTAGGCGAACAAGCCACCGCACATTACAACTTTACGCTTAATATTGCGGGCAATACCACCAACGACAATATGGTTGGTATGGTAGTAGAATACGTTTCAGCAACCGAAGCATGGGTAAAAATGGGGCCAGAAATGGCCGAACGCATTAACGCGTAATTGAGGAAAAAATAAGATGCAACTTTACACACCCACCGCGCTCGAAAAGGGCGTAAGAGCAGAATTTTTGACAGCGCTTAACGGTGCTGGCCCGGGACTTGTCGATCGGTTTGCAACCGTCATTAGTTCCACGGCTAACAATGAAAAATACGGATGGTTAGGCGAAAGCCCGCAAATGACCGAACTAGTGGACGAACTAACGATCTCAAGTTTATCCGATACAAGCTACACTTTGACTAACTCCACCTATGCGAGCGCGATCAACGTGAAGCGATCAGATCTAGCCGATGAGCAATTTGGCGGGATCGCTATGCGGATCCGGCAAATGGCGGTTAAGGCCGCGCGTCACCCGGGCAAACTCTTGATCGATGCGCTTGTGAACGGGACCACTAACACCGGACACGACGGCACCGCGTTTTTTGGCAATAGCCACACCGCGCGGGGTTCGAGTGGAACGCAAGACAACTTGCTGGCCGGGGCCGGAACGTCAACGGCTAATGTGCAATCGGACTTGCAGGAAGCGATCCAGGCGCTTTTGACTTTCAAGGATGAAGCGGGCGAGCCATTTTCTGAAGAATTGACCAGCGTGGGCATTATTGCACCACCTAATTTGATGCAACCGATCCGCGAAGCAACGCAAGCGCCGATCATTTCAAATACTTCTAATGTCGGTTATTCGGGCATTAACTTTGAAGTGCATTTTAGCGGGCGTTTGTCTGATACGGATGATTGGTACGTAATGAACCTAAGCAACCCGCTTAAGCCTTTGATCTTTCAAGATCGCGAGCCTTTAGAGCTTGTGGCCTTAGAAGGCGAATCAGACGCCGGTTTTATGCGTGAGGTTTACACATACAAAGCGCGCGCACGGTATGCGGTGGGTTATTCTCACTTTGCGCTAGCTTGTAAGGTGGTCAACTAGTTGTGACTGTTTACGTGAAAGCGCGGGGCCGGAACTTCAAAAAACGTGACGGACGCGGGGGGCCAATGATCTTGATCACCCGTGAGCCGATCGCCTTTGAGCATTTGACCGCGGAAGAATTGGCCGCGGATCAATGGCTTGAAGTTTTAGAAGAACCGCCCGCGCCAAGCGTGAAAAAAAAACGAGCAAAAAAACAGGCAAAGCCGAAGCCAAAAGCGGAACCAAAGCCGGAAAAATCGCCCGCGGATTGTTTGAGTTTTGGAAAAGCTAAAACGGCGGACGCCTTGCCAGCGCTTAAGCCTCAGGGGTTGCTTGATTAATGCCATACGCCGATCTTGACAGCTTGCGCGCACGATCGCCCCACAGGACGATCGACGCAAACAGCAAGCCGACCGCGACGGAGGTCCAAACTTGGCTTGATGAAGGCCAAGCGATCTTGGATTCTGAACTAAAGGCGGGGGAGATGCCCGCGCCATATTCGGACGCGGACGCGATCAAGGTGCTTAGGACTATCGTTCTAAACTATGCGGAGGGCCGGTTAAGACAAGCTTACGCAACGGCGGGCGGCGATCATACAAATACGGACGGGCTAGATCAGATCGATCGGTTTTATGCGTCCATTGATGACATACGCAAGAACCCCCAAAGATGGGGCGCGGTTTTGGGCGCGGGAATAGCCCCGGACGGAACGCGGCGGATCCGAAGTTATGCAACCGATAACAACGCAAGCAAAAGCGTAAGCGGTGGCGATTTTGATCCGGTTTTTGAAATGTCGGAGGTGTTTTAAATGCCCGTTCAAACGACAATCAAAGCAACCCCGGATCCCAAGGTGTTGGCTAAAAATATTAGAAAAATCACGCGGGGCCTTAATGACTGGCGACCGGTATGGACTAAGCTGCTCCCGGAAATGATAAAAGCCGTGGGCGGCCATTTTCGAACCGGCGGCGCGACTACGGGCAACCGGTGGCCGCCGTCGAAAGATCCAGGTCGATCGACGATGATCTTGACGGGGGCGCTGGTTCAAAACCTGACCAGCCGCGCGGGGGTAGGAAAAGAGATCAACCAAAAGACGATCGCCATATTCCCGAATATCGGCCGCTATCCTTTCATGGTTCACGCTGGCGCGAAGCGTGCCGGAAAACACGGGCGCGGGGGCTATCCCGCAAGACCATTTTTGATATGGACTGATCCAGCGATTCGAAAAGCCGAAAAACTGTCGGACGAATTTGTCCGAACTCAGACCGACAAATTACAAAAAGGGATCACGGGTCTCTAGGTGGCCGCGCGGTATATTCAAAAAGCCGTGGATGCGCTGCACACCACGATCGACGGCGGGATCGCGGCGCAGCTTCGCGCGGTCGAAACGGCGGAGAGTCTGACGTCGGGGGCGTTAACGGACCCGCAAGATGTTGTTAAGGCCCGCTTGCCCATGGACAACCGATCGCCGCTTGTTCAGGTTTTCGAAGAGTCTTGGGCGCACGACACGGACGCGGGCCAACGGCACAGCATGATTACCACGTTTTGTAACGTCGTGATCACGACACTGTCACAGGATGCGGACCTAGAAGCGGCGGAATTATTCATGAGGCGCTATGTTACCGCGGCGATCGAAACCGTTGCGGCCGATCCAAGTCTGGGCGGATCGGCTATGTCTGCGATCGTTACCGGCGGCGATTCGGCCGCCGTGATCGGCGATCAGAGCGCAAGCCGTTTTGCACACGTGCTAGAAGTTGAAGTAAGGACACATACACCATGAAATTGAAACCACCAAACGACACAGCGACAACGTTTAACGGGGTGCGCGTGACGCAAGCGGGGATCGAAGTAGAAGGCGCAGACGCCGAAGCATTGATCGCGGCGGGCTGGAAAAAAATCACAAGCCCCGACACACCAAAACCGAAACCAACACCAAAACCAACGGCACAGTCCGAAGAGAGCGAGGATTAAAAAATGGCAACCCCAGTTTATGGAGTAGAGGCGAAAGGGTGGGCAAAACTTGAAGCGACTTTCAACACAGCCCAAACGCTAGCGGCAACCGACGCGATCGCGTTTAATGAGATGACATTTGAACCGGTCAAGGCATTTACAAAATCCGCAGAGCACACCGGATCGGCAAGCCTGCAAACCGAGATCGCAGGACTAGAGGGTGGGACATGGTCCGCGACGTGTTACATTAAACCATCGGGCACCGAGGGCACCGCGCCAGATGGCGGGGTCTCCGCGCTACTGACGGCGGGGATGGGAAGCATTGACGACGGGGTCAACCGCGTCGATTACAATTTGAGCGCGGCCGCGCCGCAAACTTTGCAGATCGCAAAATATGCGGGCGCGGGCTTGTACGAACAGATCACCGGGGCATGGATCGAAACGGTCGAGGTTAATTTGACCGGAAACGAGCCGCCCACGTTTACATTTTCGGGCGGCTTCGCCCGGTATTCATTCGCCTATGACGGCGCGGAGATCGCTAGCGTATCCACTACGACGATCACGCTTAAAGATTCATCCGGGGACGGCTACCACAACGGCAAGATCGGCGGGGTTGGCTTGCGCTTGCTATGTTCCGGGGACTCGACGCCGCGCGTTTTGAGCAGTGTGGACTATGCAAATAAGCAGTTAACCACGGCGATTGCTACGACAGCGTCCGCGGACGCAACGATCAGTGTAGACATCCCGGGCAGTACCTTGGCGGGTACAATCCTGGGGGGCGTGGATAATACGCTCGCGATTGACTCCAAATCGGTCGGGGTGATTTCCGCGAAGTTCACGATCGCGACGGGATATCACGGCTTAGATCGTGAGGCCACGAGCGAGAGGGCAACGCGGGTAGCACGCGGCGCGCGGGAATGCACCGGATCGCTTGAATTCTATTACCTTGACGAAAACGCGGGATTTATTGGATCAGGTCACTTTGACAAAACCCGGGAGATCTTGCTTACCATGGGCAGCGTTGCGGGTAAAAAATTCATCGCGCACGCGCGCGCCGTGAGACTAGAAACGAGTTCGATCGAACTCCCGGAAGCTGATGAGGCGACGGCAACCGCTACGTTTGTAGCGCGGAAAAGCTCTTCAGACGAAGACGAAATTTATGTAGGCTTTTACTAAGCAAAAAAAGGAGTGGGGAAAAATGGCACGACGAGTACCCGGCTACGCATCTGGAAAAGAACGAAAATTTATACCGGAAGCATTTGAAAACAGATCGGACGATGCGCCGATCGCAGTTTGGATCAGGACACCCACGGAGCGCGAAAAACGCGAAGTTATGAGCACAGCCGCCGCAAATGTAGAGACTGACAGCGACGGGGCGGCCGTGTTGGATGATTCCGGCGCGCCGCGGATTAAACTCGATTTGGAGTACTCGATCCGATGGCAAAACGCGGTCGTTAAAAGGTTTGTTTCGCGGGTTGAAAACTACGGATCAAGCGCCGACACGCCGATCGAAACCGCCGCCGATTTATTGGAACACGGCGAAACGGAGATCTTGAGCGAAGTGGCCGCCGAAATTCTGACAGGCCTAAGCCTTGCCGATGAAGAAAAAAAACACTTACCCGGCTTGTCCGATACTTCGCCGAATCAGATCCAAGCGCCGAATGGGATTGCGGAGAGTGTCAAGCCGGGGGCCTTGCAACAAGACGCGGGTGCGGTGTGAACCAGCTGGGGCGCGGATTTAGACACGTGACCCGCGGCGGGTTGCGGTTTGATCGGTGCCCCAAGGCATGGGTTAAGGATGAAGCCCGATCGGCGGCGCTCGTTTTGTCCGATTTTGTTTTTTTAGACAAACACAAGATCATGCCTGATCCGGGCGGGCGGCTTGATCAGTCACCGCGCTTTTTGGAATCTGTCGACATTATAGAACAGACCCGCGCGGAGATTCGCGAAGCCAAAGATCGCGCCGCCGACGCAAAAAACAGGGGCCGCGGTGGCCGGTAAAAAAACCACAATAGCGATCCGCGCGGTCGCCCAAGATAAAGCGAGCAAGGCGCTCAAGACTCTCCAAGCGACATTCAACAAGGTCGCAAAAAGCCTTGTTACGGCCGACGCCAAGGTGACGACGTCGAACGCTAAGGTGACAAAGGCGGTAAAGGGGCGGATCTCCGCATCAAAACGGGTTGAGCTGGCGCTTGCAAAACAAGCCGCCGGGACCGACAAAACCGCCCGCAAGATCGTCGCGCTCAATATGCGCTACGAACGCTCGGCCGCAAAAATGCGAGCGCTTGCACGCGCAGGAAAACCGATCCCGGCGGGGCTCGCGAAACAAGCGGTATCCGCCCGCGCCGCAGCGCGGGCGCTGCGGAAGCTGAGAGATCAGCAAGAGAAAACGCGGCGCGGCTTCAAAAAATGGGGCAAGTCTCTAGCCACAGGCGTGGGCGTGGGTGTTGCGGCTGTCGGCGTTTTTGCCTTGTTCCGCGGGATGCGGGCGCTAAGCCGTGCGATGAGGGACGGGGTCCGCAAGTCGATCGAATTCTCGAAAGCGACAAACGAAGTCTTGACGATCGCGGACCGATCGCAGTTTTCAATTGAGGGAGTAAAAAAACAGACGCTCGAGTTGTCGAAAACCTACGGAGGGACGGCGGCGGACCAAGCCCGCGGGCTTTACCAGGCGATCAGCGGCGGCGCGAATACATCAGCAAAAGCCACGGAGATCATGACCGCGGCTAATAAATTTGCGATCTCTGGGGTGACCGACGTCAAAACAGCAATTGATGGGCTTATCAATGCAACGAATGTTTACGGCAAGTCAGGTCTCACAGCCGCACGCGCAAGTGAGATCATGCAGGCGGGCATAAAGCAGGGCAAAACCACCGCCGCGGAACTGGCAACGGAATTAGGAAACGTTAGCGGGATCGCTAAAAACGCGGGCATATCGTTCACCGAGGTCGTATCGAGCGTGGCCGCAATCACCACGAAAGGCGTGACAACGTCGCAAGCCGTGACGCAGTTGCGTGGGGCGATCGTTGCGCTAGGAAAGGGCGCGGGACCGGCAGCAAAAGAAGCGAAGCGGCTTTTCGGTGACGAAGGCGCTTTTAGTCTGGCGGCGATGAGACAAGCGGGCGGTTTTGTCCCGTTTCTTAAAAAAATCCGAAGCAACGCCAAGTTTAACGAGAAAACGTTTTTCAAGCTATTCGGGCGGGTAGAAGCGGTCAATGCGGCCATGAATTTGGTCGGCACGGACGGCGGCGCGAAATTTGACGAAACGCTTAAGGCGGTTGTCGGCAGTGCGGGCGATGTCGACGAAGCAATGCAAACAATGATGTCGACCTTCGGCTTTCAAGTTGAATTGAGTAAAAGCCTAGGTAGCGCATTAAAGATCGGTTTCGGCGAAGCGGTTACGGGTAGCGAGTCCGCGGCGCTTGGTGTTTCGGCGCTAAATGATCTCATGCGGGACATGACCGCGTTTTTCGAGTCACCGGAAGCA